CCACCGGGCAGGCAAGGACTGCCGGTTGCGGGGGGGCGGTCAGGCCGACTGCTACGGCGACACCTACGGCGGCGCACAGCTTCTGGGCCGCGCCGTGATCGACGCACTGCACACCTACACTGATACTGAATTCTCCGCTGTGCTTCACATCGGAACAAGAGACGACCGCGTAGGCGGCGTTAATGAGGCTGATCGGCCATTCCGCCAAAGCCTTGATTTTTCTGTCAACTGGAAGGGATAACACCATGGCGGATATTGGTTACGACTCAAGCTTTGGAATCTATGACGGCACATCGGCCTATGACTTGGTTGCCGAAGTGACTGCAATTCAGGTTCCGGGCTTCACCCGCGACACCGTTGAGACCACGCACCTCAAAAGCACCGATGCCTATCAGGAGTTCATCGCGGGCCTGAAAGACATGAGCGAATGCACATTGACGCTCAATTGGACGGCCACCGCGACTGACACGATCCTGACGGCGTTCGAGGCTGAAACGGGTCAATATGAGATCACAGCGCCAAACGGCGTAAGAATTCAGTTTGCAGGCTTTTTCACCGCGTATTCGCCCCCGAACTTGGTTCCAGGCGAAAAGATGGAAGCGACCGTGACCATCAAGCCGACCGGCAAGGCAACATTCGTGGCGGCGGTCTAGCATGGCCAACGTCACAGGGTCGGTCACTCTTGAGGTCAATGGCAAGCCGTATACCCTATGGCTTGGCATGAGTGTTCTCGCTGAAATCCAAGAGAAGCACGGCGAGAAGTTTGAGGCCCTGATTTCCGGGGTCGAAGACGGGAAGATGCCGAGCCTTGCGGTGGTGCAGTCAATCCTTCTTGGCGCGTTGCAGCGATACCATGGCAAGGAAGCTGACCGTTGGTTGGTTGACGATCTTGTCGCTCAAAATGAAAACGCCCTTGGCCAGCTTATGGCCGGGGCATCGCCCGACCCTGATCCAGAGCAAAAGCGGGGAAAGCGGAAGGCGGCAGCCTAGACCTTGGCGAAATGTGTGCGGCTTACATTTCGGCGGGATTGCCGCCTGATCGCTTTTGGGATCTGACACCTCGCCTTTACATGCTCGAAATGAAGGGCGCGGCCAAGCGGATCGAACGAGACAGTCGCAGCGCACTAGAGGCCGCATGGCTTGGAGCCAAGCTGCAAAGAGCCGCAAAAATTCCAACACTAGAAAAGCTACTGCCTCCGAATAAATCGAGGGGCCGTCGCCAGTCCCGCGCCGAACTGCAAGCAATGTTCGACGCGATGGCCGCGCAGATGAAAGCAACCATGCAATGACAGCTTCTGTGATCGGCGCACTTCGCGTTAACCTTGGCCTAGACAGCGCCCAATTCAACCGGGGCGCACGTCAGGCACAAGGCACGCTGCAACAGATGCGGCGCACAATTATGACCGTCAGCGCCTCTATGGGTGTTGTTGGCGTTGCTGCGTTTGCCATGGTGCGCGATGTCTCGGCGGCGGGTTCCGAAATTGCCCGGCAGTCACGGATTGCAAACACTTCGACACGAGACTTCCAGCGGATGGCGGCTGCGGCTGCGACCGTTGGGATTGAGCAAGACAAACTCGCAGACATTCTGAAAGACGTAAACGACCGTGTCGGTGATTTTCTCCAAACCGGCGGCGGCCCGATGGCTGATTTCTTTGAGAATATTGCCCCGCAGGTTGGCGTTACTGCTGATATGTTCCGCGACCTGTCCGGCGCGGATGCCTGGCAGTTGTTCGTGTCGTCTCTGGAAAAGGCGAACCTGTCTCAGGCTGAAATGACGTTCTACCTTGAGGCCATGGCTTCGGATGCAACGGCGCTTATTCCCTTGTTGGCAAACAGCGGCGCAGAGATCGACCGTCTGGGCGATGCGGCGGAGGCCACAGGGGCAATCCTGAGTGGCGAGGCTGTCGCTAACAGCCAAGCATTTCGTCATGCCCTAACCCGCCTTACACATGGCGCAAGCGGCCTAAAGAACACGATTGCCGAGGGCTTGATGCCCGCCTTTACTTCTATGATCAACTACCTCTCTGACCACGTTATTCCGGCAATCTCTGGGATTATCGGAAAGGTCAGCGAATGGATCGACGCCTTCAAGGAGTTGCCCGGCCCAATTCAAGAAGCGGTTGGGCTGGTTGCGGCTGCGCTCGGTGCGGGCGGCCCGGTTCTTTTGGCTATTGGCGTGCTTCGCGGCGCTATCCTTGCGCTTGTCGGGGCTGCTGGACCAATCGGCCTGTTTATCGCGGCGGCGGCTGCGCTCTCCGGTGCGTGGGTCACTTGGGGCGACGACATCAAGGCCGCAATCGGCCCTGCTGTCGCGTTCATCACTGAAAAGTTTGAGTGGCTACTTGGGAAAATCCAAGGCGTCATCGAGATAGCCGGCGTTGCCAAGGCTGCGCTGGTTGATTTCTTCACTTTCGCGGACGAGCGGGCTGCTGTGGTTGGCGCTGGCAGCGAGGCCGCGATGCGCCAAGCCGGTCAGAACATCGGCGCAGCCATGACAGACGGCCTAGTTGACGGCGCAACTTCACCGGCTGCCATCAATGAACTGCGCGACTATATCAACAGCTTTCCAGCGGCGGCAGAAGACGAGCTTGAAATTCGTTCACCATCGCGGGTTTTCCGCCGCATCGGTCAGTATATCTCGCAAGGCCTTGGGCTTGGAATTCTGGATGGCGCACCCGGCGCAACAGACGCAATGTCCGAAGTCGTTGGGGGCATCACGAACGAAACACAAGAGGCGGCGCTTGCGCTTGGCACCTTGGAGCAGAGCGCACAGAGCGCCTTTCGGGGCTTTGTTACTGGCGCGTCAACTGCGACCGACGCTGCACGGTCCTTGCTCAACAGCTTTGCTGATGTGTTCGCCAATCAGGCATTCAATGCATTCTTCGGAAATGCGTTTGCATCGGGCGGCCTCGTTTCTAGCCTCTTGGGCTTCGAGAACGGCACGGGGTACGCACCCGGCGGCTTGGCAATGGTTGGGGAGCGCGGCCCCGAACTTGTCAACCTACCTCGCGGGTCGCAGGTATTTGACAGCCCGTCGACAGCTAAGATGTTGGCCCCGGCGTCTTCCCAGGCCTCTCAGGTCCAAGTCATTGGCGGCAATCTAACGCTATCCGATAACGGGCAAATCATGACGAACGTTCAAGTCATCGCAAGCCAAGCTGGCCAGCAAGCGGTTCAGCAAGTGTCCAAGAGCATGGCGAACGATCCTAACTTTGGGATGCCCTATTAATGGCGAACGTTTTTGCATGGCCCCCGGTCGGCGCGATTGGTTCGGAGTGGACCGAGATTGCCCCGCTGGACGAGAGCTTTTCCGGGGCGACCGGTAAGCGCTACGCATCCAGCAACCAAGACATTCGGCGCGAGGCCTCTTTGGTCGCATCATCCTTGGGGCGTGGCCGCAATGGCGCGGGCTATATGGAAATGCTCAAGAGGCTCCTTGTGGGCGGCGAAAACTATGTTCGCCTAACGAGCTACCCGATCAACTGGCACATTGACGCCCTGACCGACCCCTTGGCACGGGCGCAGATGCCGCTTGAGTGGACAAGCGGCGGCGCTCAGATGGTTTGGTACGGCGGCGGCAGTGCCATCACCTGGCTGGCCGGTTCTGTCATCACGGCGACAAGCACGGACACAACCGGCGACTATCCGATTATCACTGCCACAGGGCTGCCAGTTTCGCAGCTTGTGGCTAGGCCCGGTGAGTTCTTGACCATGTTCGAGAATGACGCGGACCTTACCGGATCAACCGTGCAGGTTCTGGCCCCGGCGTTTTCCGATGCAAGCGGGCAAGCGTATATCAAGGTATTCTCTGCCCCGTCCTTCACTACGGGCAGGATCAACATTGGCCAATCTGACACGGCGGTTTTCCGGGTATCCGGCGCTCTGCCGCGCTCATCGCAGCCAGTTGGCGGAAATTGGTCCTACTTGTGGGAATTCGAGGAAGTAAAGGCCTCACAGGTCGGCGGCTTCGTTGAAAACACCGATTGGTTCAAGGCAACCTGATGGCGCTCAATCGTGGGATTGAGGCAACGCTTCTGGCGTCCCTCAGTGATGACATGCGGCACCCTGTTTTGCTGATCGATCTTGATTGGCCGTCAGGGCGCGAGCGGATGCACACCAACGAAGGCGTCATTACATGGGGCGGCCAGACTTGGACGGGCGCGGGCCGGGCCGCGCAGATCGACCTGCCGGGCGGGTCCAGTGGCTTCGCACGCCAAGAAGGCACCATTCGGATTTTCGGCACGTTTGAAGATGTTTTCGACGCAGCGGAGGACGACGTGGCAACTCAAAGCGCGGTGCTCTACTATGGCCAAACCACCACGCGCAACGGCACCGTTTTGATCGGCGATCCCTTTGTTCGGTGGAACGGCTACATGGACGGCTTGAAAGTAGTCGCCAAGGGCCGGAGTTAC